CACCCCAAACAATATAATTTTTACTAACTCTTTTTAATTCGTTCCAATATTTTTGTTTTGGTTTTTCATAATCCCAATTAGTATTTTTATATTTTTTATATTTTCCTCGTTTACCAATTTTTAAATCTTTTGACAACCTATTTTGCCTTTTATCAGCAACAATTCCATAAGGAGGATCAACAATAGCAAGGTCAAAGTAATTATCTTCATACCTTGCCATAAGTTCTATATTATCTTCGTTTGTTATAGTCATCTATTCTTTGTTAAAAAAGAAAGCGATTAATAGTGCTGCAATAGCTGTTAAATAAAAGATAGTTATGTATTCAAACATTTAAAAACTTCTTTAAGTTTCTATAGCGTTGGCTTATATCCCTGTGTTCTAATAACAACCTTGTGTACTTTTTTCTGTAGTACATTTCAGCGTTCAGTAACTTTTGTGTGTGTCTTAATTTCTTGCCTGTTTGTTTGCGTATTTTAGCATCAAGTTTAGTAAAAAGTTCCAAGTAGTTTTGTTCGTATTCTAACAGCACAGTATTAAATAGCTGAATACCGTGTAATACTGTAGCGTGATTTTTATTTACAGTTTTGCCTATATCACTTAAAGGTTGTTGTGTGTGTATCCTACATAGCTTAAAGTAAACTGCTCTGGTATATACTATATCCCTTTTACGTGTTTTAGTGTTTAATGTGTTGTTTGTTTCTTGCTCTACTAATGTTTTAATTTCTTGTGTTGTCATATTTTAAATTCTTCTTTTATTGCTTTTAATATTCCTGCACAGGCTTCGTACTCTTCGTGCTGCTCGTACATTTTCATTGTTTCATACATTTCCTGATAACTTGCACCGTTGTTTATATCAAGTAATGCCATAAGGTAAAATTCATTTTTTTGTTTTTGGTTCAAAACATTTCTAATTGATTATCATTTATTCTATGAATATGTTTCATATTTTCAGAATGTGTAACCCATTCTAAATTGCAAGCGTGTGGGTTTAATTTATCACCATTAATGTGATTTACCTGATTGTATTTTATTTTATCAATACATTTTATAAAGGTACAAGCAACAAGCCTGTGTACTTGAAACTTATACTTTTTACCATTGTCATTTATGTAAACCTGTAAATATCCTGTTCCGTTTTTCTGTGTTTTTAAATACCCGCACTTTTTAGTGTCATAAACTTGCCCCCTTCTATTTATTAAATACCTATCATAATACACAACAACCTCTGTGTTGTATTTCCAATGTTTCACAGGTTTAAGTTCATAAAGATATTCCTGTTCAAAAAGGCAAAGCTGGTTCATCATAAAATTCCTCGCATTACATACTGATCTAAATCATTGTCTTGTTCAAAAAAGTATTTATAGTTTTCAATACCTTGTATAAATTTATTCTTACCACGTTCTAAAAACTCGTCTGTTGTTTCAAATATACCAATATCACAGCTTGACTTGTCAACTACTAAAAAGGTAAACTTAGTACAGTTAAATAGTTGCATATACAACCAAGCCTGTAGATCGTAACCGTACTTGTCTGCTGACCATTTAAAAGCATTTAGGTCTGCTGTGGTTTTAAGGTCTATAAGATGATCCCCTTTTAGTATATCAGCCTTACCCCTTATTGCTATGCCTTCCATCATTTCTATGGCTGGTACTTCAAATTCTGCTTTGTTTAGAAGTTTAAGTGCAGCTTCGTTTCTTAATAGTGCATCAGTTAAACGTTCTGCTGCAAACTTTTCTTTTACTAAATACACTTCACCGTGTTGTTCTTTGGCGTATTTGTAGACATTTGTGTTTCGTGTACTTGCTTCTACAAAGTGTACCTTGTCTAACTTATGTGGTTCAAGCACCATACAATGAAACAGCTTTCCTGCTATTAAAGCAGGTGTGTCAGAGTCGCTACCGTACTTAATAACGTTCCTGTATGTCTTTGGGCTTTTAAGTATTGTTTTAATACTGCTACTGCTTAAAGCATATTTACCCAAGTGTCCGTAATAAAATTCATCGTCAACCATTTGGGTTAGTATTTCTTCTTTACCCCAATGATCCCCATTTAGTAATGTAATCATAGTTTTAATATTTCAGTTTGTTCAGATAATCTTTTGTCAAGTTCTTGCTGACATCTTTTCTTGTAACCACCTAATACGTTAGGGTTTTTAATTGCTTGTTCTAATTCCCAATAAGTTAGGGAAGCGTAATAAAAATCTTCGTAGTTCATAATATATGTTTTATACTGCAATGTAATAAACATTTTATAAACACACTAATTGTTGAATGTTTTATTTTATATTGTTTCCCATTGGGGTTAATATTTCTTTTGGTTTTGAATATTTAATTTTTACTTTACCTTTTTTAATATCTCTTTTATGTTTAGTATCTGATGTACATTGTCTACATACCAACTTACCACCCTTTCCTATACTTTGCGTTATATTAGGGTGAATAAAACACTTTGCTTCAGATTGTAATTTTTTTAATTTATTAATTCTTTTCATTTAGTTTTTTAATCTTTTGTATGTAAAGGGCAGCATCAAGTAATTCTGTTTGTAGTTCATTTAGCCACCTATAAAAACCATCTGGATTATCCTGTAAGGTTGTACCGTATTCTTTTTGTCCTGCTTCACTTCTGCTATCCATTATGTACTTAACATCTTCTACTATGCCATCTGTTCGTGTTTCAAAGTATTTTTTTTTACTATCACTCATAGCCCTAATTCTTCTTTTAGTTTAAACTTTTCTAATTCCTTTTCAAGTGTTTCTACTTTCTTTTCAGCTTTACTTGCACGTTCTATTGCACGTAGTTTAGCAGACCTGTATTCTGCTTGTGCTTCTGCGTGATAAAGTTCATTTTGGTATATTTCTATTACGTAATAATTAATGCTAATAATAGCATCTATCATATCATCTAATTCTTTTATTGGCTTTGCCTTTTTCCACTTTAGCAGGTTGTTGCTTATAACCTCAAAATCTGTAAGGTATCTAATGTGTTTTAAATTGTGTACTTTTTTTGTTGACATAGTTTTATAATGTTTCAGCATCTATTACAGGAAGCATTGCTACCTCCTTTTCTATTTTATTTGTGTTGCTAAAGGTAGTAGTTTTATTATGATATTGCAACTCCCACTTTGGTTCTATTAAAAACAAGTTAAACCTGTACACACCTTTGGGTGTAGAATTTATATACATTGGCAGATCAAGGTTTTCTTTTGCCTTGATAATCATTGCATCGTACTTTTTCTTTTCTATTAATAAAGTATCGTAATGCTTACCCCTGCATTTTAATTCTATTCTGTGTCTTTGATCTACTGAATAACAATCCCACCTGCTTAATTGTTTACGTGCCTTTACTAAATCAGGATAGCAACAACCTTGTAAGTATTTAAATAAGTCTAACTCCTTCCAGCTAATCACAGATACTCATTGTAAACCTTTTGCAGCTTATCAACTACACCATTAAAAAAACATTGCCCACAATTTGTAGCCTGTTTCTTGTCTGTAAATATTCTATTGTAAATAGCTAATACTTCTTTTTGAACTGTTGGTGTTACAGTTGTAACATTAGTATCAAAAAAATTTGCTAAATAATTAAATTCTTGCTCGTTAAAACACAACGGTTTTGCATACGGAAACAACGTATTTAGTTTGTTTTTTCTGTCATCACAGCCACAATCTTTACCTTCAGGTGTAAACTTTTCTACTACCTTTTTAATACCTGTAGCTTTAGTTATTTTTTCTACAGTATCACCAAGTCCACCACTTTCTTTTTTGTGGTTTTTAACCCATTCCTTGTAGGCTTTAGTTCTTTTGTCCATTCCATTCATAATCTTTGTTTTTATAATCTATATAATCTTCTTCAAATATTTCTTTAAGTTCTTGTTTGCATTTTTTAAGCGTGTTAAATATACTTACCCAGCTTATGTTTGTTTCCTGTGCTATTTTTCTAATAGACATATCTGTGTTTCTGTACAGGTTAAAAAGTGTTTTGTCATACCAACGCCAATTATCTATGTGGTTATCAATAAGTGTTACAAACTCATTATAGCCTACTTGTTCATCCATTTCTGAAGTGTCTGGAATTTGCGTAAAGTTTTCTTGATCGTCAAGCCTAACCTTATTAACTTTTCTTTTAGCATTGTAATAACTAAAATAGATAGACCGAAGGGTAAAAAAAATATACCCACGACTAACAACACCTTCTTTAATAATTTTTTCTTCACTTGCGTATTTATAAATTACAATGTACATTTCCTGTACAACATCTTCAGCAAAATCAAATTCACCAAAAGAATTTACAATCTTAATCCACTCGTTGTGCTGTTCGGCTATTTTACTTAACCATCTTGATTCCGCCATAGGACGTTTACACTAATTATACCTAACAAACATTGCAAGGTGTATTCTGTAACTTCTTGTCCGTTTTCTTCAAATGTTTCATTGTGAAATAATGCACCAATCATAAAACCCTTTACAGGGCTAATTATTATTTCTGCATTAAACATAAAACCTATAACAATAAAAATCATAGCTATAAGCATTAATGTCATAAACAAAGGAACTACAGGGTTAAAAAATATTTCGTTAGCATCCATTAGAATTTAATTGGTTTTAGTTGTTTAGGTTGTAAAATGTTTTGCCCCATAAATTCAAAGCCCACATTGTTTAAAGCCATTCTTAAACTTATTGGTTGTTCGTATGGGGTACACCTACCACCTGTTTCGTTTTCTTTTACTTTTAAAATGTGTAATTGTGTGTACATCCATTCTGTAGGGTGTGCGTTCATTCTTGAAACAGAAATTACATCATCAGCCCTGTTGCCCCATTTACCCCCACCTTCAACATCTGCTAAACCTAAAGGCATAGGTAGGTTTTCATATTCGTGTCCTTTTGGATATACCTTTCGTAATGCTTGACTAACACCGTGTGCATTTAAATAAACAGTAACATTTTTCTTTTTAGCAAACAACCTAAACTCGCTGCTTACTTGATAATCGTATTCGTGTCCGCCTACTGCTCTTAAAAGCTGATGGTCTTTTGCTAAACTATTGTAAGGATCAATCAATAACCCATCGTAATCCCAAGCATCTTTAACTGCGTTTGCTTCTTTAAGTAAATCCTTATAAGTGTATAAATCTTCTACATCTATAATTTTAAAATGTTTATCGCACCATACTACAGCTTCTGCTATTTGTTTTTCTTCAGCTTCGTGGATTGGTTTACCCATTTTAAATTCTATAATTTTTCTTACAATGCTTTGGGGTGTGTTTTCACTTGACCAGATTAAAAACTTTAAATTGTGTTTTATAGCATACACAGTAAGTAGATAACATATAATTGTAGTTTTTCCACAATTTGCTGCACCGATTATTAAATTAAAATTACCTTGCTTGTAGCGTATGTATTCGTCAATTTCAGGTATGCCAATGCCTAACCCCTCTTTTACCCTTCCATACTTTATATCAAGTATCTTGTTTTGTATTGTTTTAGTTTGTGCTATCATCTAATCTGGTTTGTGTTTAGTCCATATTTTTTATATTCCTTGTGTGTGTTTCTTCCTTTGCCTTCGTATTCATAGCCTAAAATTGGGTTTACATTGTAATTCCAAAAGTCATTAGGCATTTTTTCGCCTTGTTTTAATCGCTTTAATGTCATAAAAAAAAGGGGCTGTTACGCCCCCCTTAAATTAAAATGGTAAATCTACTTCTTGTCGTTGTGGGTTTTGTTCGTTGTTTGTAACCTCGTTACGTTCTGCAACTGTAATATCACCACCTAACCAACGTACAGCACCGTTACCTAAACTGTTTGCCTTTTCTTTAGCCTCACGTTCTTCTTTGCTTTGGCTTTGTGTAATCCAGATATTGTTACCATACTGTGATTCATTTTGTACCATCATAGTTAGGTTTAAATATTGGTTTCCGTTCTTGGCAGTTACTATCTTTGTTTTGTCTATCGCTGATAGGTTGATACTGCCTGATAAAATTGCTACATTCTTTTTTTCCATAAATTTTGATTTTATACTTTCTAAATCACCTCCGCCTTTTAAATACTCAATAGCCTTGCTGTATTCAGGTGTGTTTTGATTTAACCACCTGCGATCTTCCACAATAGTAGAATTGCTACTTGCTAAATTACCATCATCATCTTCAGCTTGTAAGCCTAATAAACTTGCAAGTGTATATCTGCGATAGTAAGTAATAGCAGAACCTAACTTCTGCGGATCATTAATGTCTGGTAAAGTAAGACTGCTGTCAACACTACCACCGTTGTCAATGCAGATAATTCTGCTTGTAACCATATTATCCATTATAGGCTGAACTAATAATAATTTGTGTTTAGCTAATAATGGGTTTAGTTGTTTAATAAGTGAATTAATGTCAAAATACTTTGACTTGTAAAATGGGTTACTTGCATCTTTACTTACTGCACCTATTTCCTGCTGTAACTTAAACAGCTTGTTGTAGATGTTAGTTTCTGTCTTTGGCATAATAAATTCCGTTTTGAATGTTTAATTGTTTTTTAAGTAACTTGTTTTCGTGTTGTAGTTCTTTGACCTTGCCAAAAAGTTCTACTTTGTTTAAATGTTCCATATTGTAAATATACAAATTATTTTTTAATAAAAAAGGGGCAGCTATAAACCACCCCCTGAAACATAAAACAATAAAACTAAAACAATCTTTTAAGTTCTGTACTGTAATGATCTATCATACCTTGCAGTTCGTCATTACTAAACTTAACAATTT